CCGTTGATCAGCCAGTTCTGCCGATCGGTGAACATGATCAGGCCCGCGGGGGTCGGCACCATGGACTTGATCGAGTTGAGCTGCCCAGATGCGAGCTGCTGGGAGATCGCATCGTCTTCCTGGATCGGGTTGGAGATGTCGTAGTTGAAGTACGCTCCAGGCTTGGACATGTTGAACTGTTGCGGATTGCCTGACGGCCCTGCGAGGACGAGGCGTTGGTTGATAAACCCGCAAGTGGATGGATTGCCATTCGACGCAGTACCGAGCAACGCGGTCGCAGCCGCTGCGCCTGCGGAGAAGGTGATTGCGGGGGCTGCGAGGTATCCGTCACCTCCGCTAGACAGCAAGATGCCAGACACAACCCAAGTCAGGTTAAGCGTGCAGCCCGCACCCGCTCCGCTGGTTGTGGTGGAGATAGGGTTGGTAGGAACGCTACCCGAGATCACCAACGGCGGTGTGCTACCACCAATCAGCTGCACACCGGTCACAACACCGCCACCGCCAACCGCGGTGATTGACCAGTACGCCGTACCCCCGATACCAAGCGTGTTGCCGACTGCGTATCCACCGCCACCGCCAGCGACGGCGACGGCTGTGTTTGTCATGATCGCAACACCAACTGCGGTGTGTCCGCTACCACCTGGGGCTGCGAAGGTGACGGTTGGAGTTACGGTGTACGTTCCGCCAGCAGTGATGGTTGTGCCGATAACACTCGCACCGCTGAATGGGTTCTGGGTAACTGGCGGCGTGACAGAGAAGTCCGGCGCGATGTTGCTGTCTTTGAACGTGGTCCCGGTTGCATTGCCGATGAAACCATAGCTTGCGCCACTCGGCACTGCTGCGCCGTAGCTAAGCTCCGCGCGGTACACGTTGTAGCTCGCTGCGCCAGTGACTGCGTTCCAAGTGATCGTGTTCGTGCCCGCAACGCTCCGGATGTCTTGGATATTGGCGAGGGTTGCCGCAGCGCTAGGTCCGCTCTCTTGCCCAGCTTGGTCGGACGCGGTGACGATGTAGGAGTAGTGCACGGTGCCCGCTGCGAGGGAAGTGGCCGCTGCGGTGCCGGTAGGTGTGCCGACTGTAGATCCGAAGATGATTGGAGTCAGGGTCCAGTTCGTTGCAGAGTTCAGCGTCAGCACGTACGGAGCGTAGTTTGTGTGCGTCAGGATCATCGAGTTGACGTTCTGCACAAACTTCAGCGTAGCGAGGTCCGCAGCTGCGTAGGGGGAAGAGATACGGTAAACCCGCTGCACCGTGCCGCCTGCGGTGTACGCGGTGAATGTGGTTGAGTTAACCGCAACCCCGGTGGTGAAGGCGAGAGTAATCGTGCCTGCGGTTCGCGCGGTGATTATGTAGTAATGCCCATTCAGCTCCGTCATCCCACCAACACCGGTGATGTAAACCCAGTCACCGACTGCGTAGGTGTTTGCGACAGACACAACGCAAGGGTTAGCTTGGGTTGCGCCGGTGATGGCGATGGTGCCTTCAAGCACCGGCGCACCGTTGTTGAAGAACCGAACGTAGTTCTGTCCGAACTCGAGAACGTAGCTGACCGTAAAGCTGGCTTGGAAGGTAATCAGACGAACAGGCCGCGTGTCATCAAGACAGCGCAGGATATACTTCGTCCCCGGTCGCGTGCTTGCGCCACCACGGTAGTCCACGAAGAAGTTCTTCAACAGCGCCGCAGCGGAGCGGTACTTCTCAATGTCCACACGCGCGTAGAGGTTTGGTGCCCACTCACCGCTGTTGAACGAGGACTGTATCCGTGGCTGCGACAAAGCAAAGCTCCTAGAACAGCGGAAGCAATCCGCCCCAGTCGAAGTTGGAGTAAGGTCCGCTGGAGTATTCAGTCCAGTTGATCCCACGGGTGCGGATCCAGTCCGGCGTCACATCGTTAATCGTCAACCCTTCATTCCCATCCACCTTCCGCGCTTCTTCAATATCCCGATTTGCAAGCTGGATGCACATGTTGGCAAGTTGCTTGTCGCCGGTCAGTGCGATGCAGAGATTCGCACCAAGCCACTGGATCCAGGCGCTTTGGAACAACGTGTCCATCACGTTTGGATTAGTAACCCTACGAACATAGGCAAGCGTAGCAAACTCTTGGTTTGTGAGAATTACACGTTGGTCGCTCGGAACAGTGGCAAAGGTGAGAGTAAATGTGGCTCCACTCCCCGCACCAGTTGTTGAGCCCTGCGTTGCCGTGGTTGTATTGGGATAAAAATAGCTTCCACCTACGGCAGTAGCTTCATCAAAGATCTGTGACACAACCGTAGCTGTAGCAACCGCACCTCCACCACCAATTGTGGCAACTTGTAGGATAGCCGCAGCCCCTTGCGGAGCGCCACTTAAGAACGTACCGATCTGATTTGTCGTGCCGGTAGTTGCTTGAAGAGCAACTACAATACGATCGCCTACTGCGTACCCTGTGCCACCCGCGACAACGACAGCTGCGGTAACCGCAAGGAATTGGTCCACCGTAACCTTAAACCGCACCGGCGGCCCTTGCCAGAACTGTGCAGCGCCGCCAGTGACCGCAGTGGTAATTGGTATTCCACCGGAGAAGCCAGTCTGCGTTGCGGGAATGATGAAGCACGCGCGAAGGCAGTCGACTGGGTACTGGTATTCGTAAGCAAAGGGTGGCGCAGGCTGCCCCTTCGCCCATAGCGTGGTTGCGGCGCTGGTATTCTCCGGCGTTCCTGGTGCGGAGGTGATGTACGTGAGATTGGCGGTGTTCATCGCACAATCCCACGGAGCCATCCGGAGTAGATCGTCCCGGGTGTTGGTTAGGACGAGGTTGGCCTGGATCGCTTCGTTGGTCGTGTTATTCGCAAGCTCCGCAGAAGTGACCGTCGTCCTTGTGCCGAACGACTGCAAGGCCCGGTTAACAATGTCGACGGTCGATGTCATTAGTGTCGCCCCTGCGTTCCGCAAACGCCGTGGTTCGTTCCACCGAGCCCCGGACCCTCGCGCATCTGGCCGCTAGGGCCAACAGGTGGGTCGTAGGGGAGGTCTTTGGGTTCGCAGCACCCACCGTTGGTCGCACGGGGAACTTGCGGTTGATGCGAGTCACGTCCGTATTCGTCGAGGATCTCTGCCATCATCGCCTCCGTTCGTTGCTGTCTTCGAACTTGCGGTACTCGTTCGGAAGTTCGAGCTTGTGTTGAAGCTCTTCATCCGACCTCGGCTTGGTCGGATCGGCGTCGGTGAGTGGGGCTTGCGGAGGGACTTCTTGCCCCTTCCGCGCAGCCTGCTCGATTGCGTCGTTGATCTCACGAAGCTCCGACATTGCGGCGCTGGTGAGGTGGGTCATGGTTGGCGCAACGGTGGCAATCTTCTCTACCACTGCAAGCAGCGCCTGCACGCGCTCGAAGTCAACTTCCTTCGTATTCACATCCGCCATCAGTGCCTCCCTTGGCTGCCGGATTTGTGCGTAACCTGACTCTGCATCGGGGCCTCAAGCCCGCGGCCTTCGTACAGCTCCTTCACCGCTCCCGGATTCCCCACCTTCTGTCCGAGCTGGTCCACTCCGCCCGGGGAGACTGCTCGGGAGTGCGGCTCCTGCTTCGTCCCGGTCACCCGGTCGTACGTCGCGCGTCCTTGTTTCATCAAACTTCTCCTTCAGTGCTTCGAGCAACTTCGCGTTGCTCTCTTCAAACTCGCGGATGACCCACCGATTCCGCTCACCTCCGTGCCGATCGAAGTAGTCGAGGAGGATGGAGAGGTTGGAGAGGTGGGTGACGAGGTTTTCTATCATCAGCTGTACCCGATGTGGTGTGGGTTGTTACGGATTACCACAAGGCAGGCGAGGAAGAAGTGGATCACTTTGCTTTCTCCTTCTCCGCATCCCTCAGTCTCTCCTGCGCTGTGATCAGCGCAGCGCTGCACTGTACACTGGAGTTGATCTCCTGCAGCAGCTTCTCGCTCAGCACACGCTCCAGCGGAGAGGGCTGTTGGGCGAGGGCCTCTCCTGAGACTCCAACTGACAGTAAGATCAGGCAGAATAACCATCTCATTGTAGGCTCTCCCTATGGTTCAAGCAATTCTACTGTGTAGCTCTCCAGCACACAGGTGTCACCGGTGTTGCCGAGCTGGCATGTGAGTGTGACATCCTGGTTGGATGTCGTATCAATGGCTGAGGTGACTACTGCAGCTGTGTTCTGGGCAGAGAAGTTAACCTGGGTGGTTGAGGCTGCGACCTGAGAATTGGTCGCATTGCGGTTGTGGATCTCAACCTGGGTGCGGCCGGAGATGACTGTGGCTCCGCCGGTGACACCGCTGTCGTGGAAGGTGGTCCCAGCAAACTTCATCTTGGCCTGCAGCGTCCCCGCCGTCCCAGTCTTGCTCCACTGGGCAGTGATGCGCAGTGCACCATTCGCACCCATCGCGTTTGCGGGAACTGAGATCGTGGCAAGGGTAGTCTCAGTCAATGTTCCAGTGACCGACATGCCCGTAACAGCCGACATGCCGACGATGTAGATGCCCTTGTTCAGCCTTGTCGCAAGGGTGGCGTTGGTGAGGGTGGGTGCGGTGCCAAATACGGCAGAACCGCTTCCAGTCTCATCAGAGATCACCCCAGCAAGCTGCGCAGAAGTTGTCGACGCAAACTGGTTGAGCCCTGTTCCGGTCACGCCGCAGGTTGAGCAGGTCAGTGCGCCGGTCGTGGCGCTCAGCGTCAGGGGAGATGTTGCGCTCACCGCAAACGTTCCGCTACCTGTTGGCCAAGTCAGCGTTGGGGTTCCTGCGGCTGCTTGTGCGGCAAGTGTGACAGTACCGCTGGATGTGCCGAAGTGCTGCAGCGTGCCATCTGCGGCCACGCGTAGACGCTCCGCAACTGTTGTGCTTCCGCTTGGCGCGGTATAAAAACCAATGTAAGTGGGATAGCTTGCGTCGGTCCAGTTTCCTCCTGCGCGGATGAGTATGCTTCCTGCGGCAGTAGAAGAATAGGCAGTGGCTCCGTAGCCAAAGGCTTGGTACGCGACTAGTACGTCGTCGGTTTGTGATGCTGTTGGAGCGGCGATTGTACCGCGAGCAGAGCGTCCAAGGAACCCAGAGGACACCCCAGTCC